AAGTATTGCTGGCCATTGGACCGCTGAAGGACGCGACCATTGTCTGGCAGGCCCTTCTTGATGATCTGCGGCATGGTCTCCCAGTTCTTCCGCACCAGGGCCAGAGCCTCGTCCTGATTAGCTGCGCGGACCTCGACCTCAAACCCGCCGGGGGTCGATATCGTGAATGTCTTATCTGCCATCAGTTTGACCCCGTCACTGCAAAGCCATCACCGGCAGGGGCCGGAGCTGCGGAAGCGCCCGCGCCGCCCGCGCCGCCCGCGCCCCCGGCTGCGGCGTAAGCGGCGCTTGCAATTGGGTCATTGCCGATCTTCTGCCATATCTCTTTGATGATCTTCAGGTTCGCAATAAGCCGTTCGGGGCTGGTGTTCTGCTTCACTGCCGAAAGGCTGTTTGCAAGTAGATCGAGCTCGCGCTCAGAGACGCCGCCAAGCGCGCCACCAGTCTTAGAGGCATCCCGCATTGCCTGCAGGCGACCGAATGCGATGTTTGAGGTGATCGTGTCGAGGGTATTTTTAACATCCACGGCCTCTTGATTAAGGCCCCAATCTGCGAGCTTAGAGCCGATGATGCCAGACTGCGGCAGCGAAAACAGGCCTTGGTCGCCTAGCATGCCAGGCTTGCCGTCCGCCCCGATCAAGCTGTCGATCGCGCCGATGGCCGCATCGCTGTAAACACCAGCGATCTTTGTTTTTGATGAAGCTGCTGCGGAGGCATTCGCGGCGTCGATTGCCGCAGGGGTGCCACCGATTATTCCGGCCATTGGCATTCCGTCTTTGTCAGTCTTGACAGATCCATCAGGATTGCGCATCCAAGCCATGTTCGTAGGTGCAGCACCATAATCTGTGCCGGTAGGCCCGACATTAACGGTCGTGCCGCCACTGCCAGCCTGGGCTTGCTTCAGGGCATCTTCTGGGGTCATTTTGAAGGCGGGGCCCATGAAGTATTCAACGCGCTTCTGCAGCTCCGTGCGGTTATCAGGCGGCGGGGTTTTGGTTGCCTGGTACTCCATGAAATTGCCCCGGAAGCCTTGCTGCTTTGCTAAGTTGAACTCGGCTATGTCGTCCGTCGGCTTTGCCGCCGGATCTTTATCCGTTGCAAACTTCCATGCCGTCGCGGGATCGATGGTGCCCGCTGCAAGCGCATCTGCGGCCTGCATTGCCTGCGGTGTGCCCATTGCCCTGAGAGTGGCAACGGTGCGGTTGGCGATGCCTTCTGTCTTCAGATCAGCAGCATTCGGATCTACCGCCATGCCCATCTGCACCGCAGTTGCCGCATCGATGCTGCCGCTTTCAAGCGCGGCTGCGGCTTTGTTGCCCTGGGCGGTGCCCAGAGACTTCAGCCATGCCACGGTCTTATTGGTGTCCTGATCGGCTTGCCGCTTGTCCAGATCACCCTGGAGCATGCTCATCAGGCCACGGTTCGGGTTCATCGACATGCCCTCGAGGCCGATGGCCAAGCGCTTGAAGCGGTCCCGGTTGTCAGGGCTGAACAGGCCGCCGAGGAGGCCCTGGCGCTGCGGCGCAGCCTGTGCGGGTGGGTTAACCAATGGCAACATCTTCAGCCCCCAAACAATGCAAGCAGGCCACGCTTGAACGGGCTCTGCTGCTTCTTCCAATCTTCGATCGATGCCACTTGCTGCGGCGTCTGCTTGTCGAAGCCCTTGAACAGGCCGACGATGTTATCGAGGCCGGAGTTCGACGCCGGGTCAGTGTAGCCACGGTTAGTCATCATCTTTTCAAACGGCGACATGCCCTTGTAAGGGTTCGCCGGTGGCTGCAGTGTCGGCGCATTCATCGGCATGTCAGGCGCATAAGTAGACGGGCGGTCGCCCGTAGGCCCACCATTTGCGCCCAAGATCTTCGCCACATAGTGCTGCGTTTCAGCGTAGGGCGGAATGCCACCATACTTCGAGACAGCTCCGGGTCCTGCATTATAGGCCGCCAAAGCCAATGGCCAGGAGCCAAACTTGGCGTATTGCTGCGCTAGGTAACGCGCTGACCCTTCGACGTTCTGATAGGGGTCTGATGGATCGACGCCAAGCTCCCTAGCCGTGCCAGGCATGAGCTGACCGACACCGCTGGCACCCTTGGGCGACACGGCGCTTTGGTCAAAGCCGCTCTCTTGGCCGATCATGCGCAGGAAGATATCGGGCGGGATACCCTTCCGTTGCGCTTCGGCAATGGCGTATTCGCGCAGATCCATCAGAGCAGGCCAGCGGCCAGGGTGAGGTATTGCATCAAGCCAGGGTTCTGGCTGCTTGTCGTTGTGCTCTGGCCCATATTCGCACCGCTTAGGCCAGCGTTGCTTATGGCAGATGCCGCCGCAGGAGCGCCTGTATAGCCCTGCCACTGGGCCTTGGCGGCATCGATGAGCTGCTGCATCGCTGCCTGCTGCTGGTTGCCCTGAGCCAACTGATTATTCCCAAGCTGCTGGCCAAAGCCGAAGCCCTGCCCTGCCAACTGCGACTGCATGCTCTGTTGGCCCTGTGCGGCCCCCAGGGCGCTATTCCAACCCTGCATATTCATATTGGCCGAGGTGTCTGCAAGCTGCTTTGCGAAGGCCGCATTGGTGGCTCCTTCGGCCACGCCATGGCGAGACCCGCCGAAGGCATGCGCTGCGGTGGCCTGTGCGCCAAGCTGGCCCATGGCCGTCTGCTGGGCTGTGCCAATATCATTCATCGTGTTGCCCAGCACTTGCTGCTGGTAAGGGTTCATGAATGCCCCGATGTTGGGGCCTGCCAAGGCTTGGCCATAGGCCCCGGCGGCTTGGTCATAGACATTGGGCGCAGTTGTCGGCGCGTAGGTTGGCGCGGGCGCAGTCCCATAAGTCGGCGCCGCGGGGCTCGCGGCTGGGGTAGTTGTGCCGGGATTGCCGCCATTATGCTGGCCGATGTTTGCGACTTGGCCGCCGCCCTTGCCGCCCATGGCGGGCGATCCGCTTGCTGAACCAGCCATTATTTGCTTTCCTTGTTCGGTGTCATTTCGGACGAGCCTGGGGCGTGTTGGCAGCTGTAGGCGATCCCTGAGAGCTCACCGCATTTCGAACATCTGCAGCGATGGTATTCTTCCAACTGCCGGGGTCATTGGTATTCACACCGCCAGGCAGATATGAGCCAACGGTGTTTGCAAAGTTCCCGCTGCCGCCACTACCTGAAGCGCCGCTCATGCCTTGGCCACCATCACCACCGTCAATGCGTGCCATCATGGCATTCAGCGCTTCGGCCCCGGTCAAATGAGTAGTGCCGCCGCCTCCGCCGCTTCTGCTGCTTCCGCCCTTCCCTCCCATCCCACCGCTGTGCCCGCTGCCACCACCCGAAGCGGCCCCAGATTGTGGGTTCACAAAGAGCGAGCTGATCGCAGCAAATTGGCCAGGGTTGGCTGCCTTAAAGGCATCGAGGGCCTGTTGATACATAGGGTGCGAGCTATAGCCCTGGGTTCCATCTGCAAAGGTCTGGGCTTGCGGCATTCCCGCCATCGGGTCTGCTGGGCTCGCCATGCCGAAGGCATTGGCCCCGTGGGCTGTGTTCGCGAAGGCAGCCTGCTGCGTGCCGTTAAAGGCCGCAACGTCAGGGCCGTAATATGGCGTATAGCCAATCTCAGAGACCTTGTTAGCCTTGGCGATGTTCGCCTGCGCTGCATCCTGCAGCCATTGCGGGATCGTCACTTTGGAAGTTGTGCTTCCGCCCTTACCGCCTCCACCGCCCATGCTTATATCTCCTTTTCGAGCACGGTCATGACCGGCTTGTATCCGTATTTAGCGAGCACTCGCCGCCAGCCGTCTCGACCTGCGATCGTCATGCTCACCCATCCTTGTGTCTTGCCCCACGCGACAGCGCTGTCGATCATGTCTATGATCTGGTCCATATCGCCTCCAGCGAGAAAAACATGCAGGACGTTCTTCTTAGGGTATAGCACAACCTCAGTGACCGCGCATCCTCGCGGGGCAGGCCAGAGCTGCATCCGCCCAGCGACGATGCTCTCGGCCACATCCTCGAAGACATGCGTGCCACCGGCATATGCCAGAGCATCCTCGACCCATGGGCGGCAGCGATAGAGCTCTTCTGCCAAGGTCATGCTGTCACCGCCGTCAGGACACCGGCATTGCTGACGGCCAGCGCGTAGCGCGTGCCGTTTGGCGAGGTCACGATGAGGCGAGCCTTGCCAATCTCCACATCGCGGTTGCGCTTATGGTTAAGCTGATCTGCCTTTTCAATCTGACTGAGCACTTCCTGCTGTTCGCTGGCCGAGTAACGATCGGCGGCATGCTTTAACTTCATCGGCCTGATCCTTGCCGCACATCAAGGCGCGGGATGCCAAAGCGCCAATCGGCGAGGCGTGCGCCGGTCACGCGCATTGTTGTCTGCCGCCCAGTGAAGCGGACAGATGTGGGATTAGCGAGGCTGTAGGGGCCGTAGGATCTGACCACATCGTTCGGGTGGAAGCGGGTGCCAAAAGTCAGGGTCACATCGCCTTGCGTCATCTCGTCTGGGATAAGCTGCACGGCGCTCATAACTGCATCGCCAGATCCGATCTCGATCGGACCGCTTTGGGCGTAGACTGATGCCCCGCCGTAAGACAGGCCCTTTTCGTGATTGTAGGCCCCGCCGCCGGTGGTCCACCAGATCGGGGTCGAGAGCACGCCAGCGTCTACGCCAGCCGTGCGGACCATTGAGCCGATTGACCAGTGGTTTTCTTGGTAATTATAGATCACATAGCGATCGACCTCAGTGCTGCCACCGCTTGCGTAGAACCACCAAATCTCACCATATTTCAAATTTGAGACACCCCAGGCTTTGCTTGCCTGCGCCGAGTTCATGTTGTTGAAGACGTAGTCGGCAATATCGCTTGGCACTTCCTGCACGGCTCCACCGGCGTATCGATAAAAGCCATTGCCTCCCATCCAGAAGACCCCGGCATCGACCGAGACGGCTGTTTTGCGGGAGACTGCGCCGCAGCTCTGGCCGACACGCTCAAACCCGTAGACGTAGGGCGGGCCTTCATAAGTCATCGTATGAGCGTCAAGGTCAGTTAGGATCAGGGTCTGGCCGCGTGCGCGTATAGCCTGCATGATCTGGCCAGAGGTCTGCAGCTAAAGATCGCCAGCCTCGTTTGTTGAGGCGGCAGTCCAGACGGTGTTATTCTCGCGGCCAGACCACTGGACAAGCCGGGGGTTGCCACCTGCCCCAAGGGCTACCAGAAAGCGCTCCTCGGTGACCATCAGGGCGCGGTTACCTGTCGGAGCATTAGCGACTGCCGTGGCCTTGTTGGCGACGTTTAGCGTCCATTCATAAATCTTGCCGTCGGCATTAGAGCACGCAACGAGCTTCTCACCCCAGTTGTCCAGCGACCAAGTCGTTGCCTCTGTATAGTTGCCATTATCTGGGCGGCTTGTGCCAAAAGCACCAACGCCAAAAAGCCCGCCGCCGAAGCCGGTGTTCGCAGCTGCGGTATCAAGGCCAACCGTCAGGCTAACCGGCGTAATATCAGTGACGGTGCCGGTCGAAGACGCCACAGTCAGCTTGCCATAAGACCCTGCGCCAAGCCACCGATCGCCATTCAGCGCGCGCCAGGTGAGCGCAGCGCGAGGGGTCTGCGTGCCCATAGTGACCCGCGCTTCCCATCCGCCGATCGGGCGCATGGTGCCATCGGTCCAGCGCACCAGGCTGGCATCGTACCAGCGGCCCTGGGCCTGGTACTCAGTGCCATTGCGATAGATGCCTGGCGGAAGACGCAGGGGGACTAGGGGCATGTACTAGGCCGCCGGATAGGGGAAGCGGGCTTTGATCTCTTCGACTTTGGCAAGCCATTCAGCCTCAGTCGCTTCCCCGCGCTGTGCCTTGAAGAACAACGGGTCGGCTTCTGCACGGTAGGCTTCTGCCCGTGCGGCTGCTTGCACCTCTTGCGATGGCACATAGGGATGCAGCTCTGTAAAGGTAGAGCCGTCATAAAGCCACTTCGGGCCTACGCCTTCAGGCAGTAAAACCCAGCCTTGCTCTTCGGCAAAACCTTCTTCTGCAAGGACAGCGTTAATAACAATGCCATCAGAGATTACGCCATATGAATTTACCATGTGTAAGCCTCCGCATATCCTGCTGCGCCAGCGCCGCCAGTGCCACCTTGAAAACTAGTGCGTGCTGAACCGCCGCCGCCTCCGCCGCCACCGGGGAATGCACCAGCGCCGCCATTTCCACCTTTAATACCTGTGGCAGAACCACCGCCACCACCTCCGCATCCAGCGGCAGTTCCAGCGCCGCCCGCTGTCGGTGCGCTTGCGCTACTTGTCCCCGCTGTTCCACCACCCACAGTATATGGATAGGCAGATACTCCCCCTGTGCCGCCAGTAGTTAATACGTTTGCACTGGTTTCACCGCCACCGCCCGCACCGCCGCCGCTACCTTTGGCGCTATGGCCACCACGGCCTCCAATTTGAGTGGATAAACTGCCACTACCACCACCGGCGCCACCATAAAATGCGCCACCGCCCGCACCGCTGCTGCCACCAGAGCCTGCGTAAAGATTTACGTCTGCCGTACTGGCATTAGACCCCCCGCTCCCCGCACCAGCTACGTCTCCACCATTACCGCCACCCGCACTCGCAGATGTGCCTAGTGACCCACCCCCCGCAACCAGCAGTGTTCCGAAGGAACTATCACCCCCACTAACGCCAGAGGTTGCGGAAGACCCGCCTGTACCCGCCGCCCCGACCGTTACGGAAAGGGTTGCTGGGAGGGCGCTGGCAGCTAAAAATAATTCATAGCAGCCACCTGCACCGCCACCACCGCCACCATATTTTGCAGTTGAAACTGCCCCGAATTGGCCACCCGCTCCACCGCCACCCGCTCCCCAGACACGGACAAGCACGAGTTTTGCACCAGCGGGCTTGGTCCATGTACCAGAGGCCGAGAAGGTCTGTGTATTAGCTGCTGGGGCATTAGCCAGCACAAAGGCAGTCGTAGCAATCTGCGTGGTGTTCGTAGCAACCGCAGCGGTCGGCGCAGTAGGCACACCTGTCAGCGCGGGGCCAGCCAATGCGGCCTTTGCGCCAAGCTGCGTCTGGATGGCAGAGGTGACGCCCGAAACATAGCCAAGCTCAACGGCTGTCGTGGCGACACCAGCCAGCTTGTTGATCTCTGCCGTAGTCGCCGTGACCCCAGCGAGCTTGTTCAGCTCTGCCCCTGTCACCGTGACGACCGTTCCGCCAACTTGCCAAAGGCTCGCGGTCAGATTTGGCTTGATTGCAGTCGTGCCATCGAGGAGGTCATCGACCAAATCCGATGTTGCGTTGTACTTGCCGCCCCAAGTGTCCTGCGATGCGCCGACCTCGATCTTCGTAAGACCAAAGGACGTTGTGGTTGTGTCAGCCATGCTTCACCCCATGAGAATTGATGGCAGTATAAACCTTTGCACGCCCCACTGATACCTGACGGCCCTGGCGCATCACTGTGGCCCCCGGTTCTTCAGCCGAAGGCCCGTGCCGCTATAGCGCTGCTCGTCGGACGAGGCGTTGAGGCCATCGAGCGCAGACTGATAAAGCCCTGCCCAGATTGGCGCACGCTGGTCATCTTTGAGGTAAGGCGCAGACTGAACCAGTGCGCCATAGAGATAGAGATCAGGGCTCAAGGTCAGGAGCCAGTTTGTCGGCGCCGCCGTGGTAAGCGCCGGAACGCTGGCCAGATAAACGAGTTCTGCCGAATAGGAGATCGCGGGCGCGGGGAATAGTTCGATCTGACCGCCGGTGATTGCATAGAGCTCCGGGCGACCAGATCCGACAGACGAAGTGCTGCGTTGATCGGCAATGTCTGCCACTGATGCCAAGCGGATCGGCTGATCCCTGCCGTCGATGTTTAGCGAGAGGCTGACGGTGCTGTTCCAATCGACTGGCAGCGCTGTGAAGCGGCTGGCAAAGGGCGCAGTGCTGCGCATCTCCATCCGCCAGTGCTTTAAACGGCGGCTGATGTCAGCCTCTGCCAGCGAGATGAAGGTTGGAACCACTGCCGCGAGATCATCACGGTTCAGCCAATCAGAGACAGCCGTCTTCAGATCTGAATAGGTGGAGATGCTCACCGCTTGCCCCTCTTCATGGAAGCTGGTGCCACCACTGCTATAATGACGATCGTGCGGAGTGCATTTCTAAGCATCATGGGCCTCAAGCGTGAGTGAAGCTGGTATTCAGCATGAATGCGGTCTGGATCGTCGCGCCATTGGTATAGACGGCGCGGTAATAACGGGTCGTGATCGGCACAGAGAGGATCACTGCAGCATTGGCCGCAACTGCCTGGTCTGCGCTCGATCGCCGCCAGGTCGTGGCATCATTGGAGCATTCGATCCTCAAGGTTCCAGCCTGGTCGGCGAATGCCATCACGTTAAATGCGCTGTAGCTTGTCTGTTTAATGCCGACATCGCAGCCGATATCGCGCATGGTGCCAGTAAGCACCGCAGCGCCAGCTAGGGGTGTGACAGTATCATTCCAGAAGACATTGTTCTGGGCAACTCGAGTGGTGGACATATCAGACCCCTTTGATCCTGAATGCGGCGAAGTCGCCGTCTAACAACTTGCGGTTGCAGTATAGCGCAAATTCGTGTGTTCCGATCCCAGCGCCACATTCCTTCGACCATTCCTCGGCCAGGGTGAACGGGATCGAACCGACCTTGCGCCACGCCGCATCGCCGAACATCCGGGGCATAAGCTCTGCCTCGACCCTATTCTGCTCAATCAGAGATTTGACATTCTGCGAGCGCACGATGCGCAGCTTGCCATCATCCTCGATCATCCGCTCATGGATGCCGCTGAACTGATCGAAGGTCTTCATTTACTTAGCCACGCGGGCACTGATGAAAGCTACAACTGGGTCAGCCAAGCCTGCATCAATCATAATCTGGCCATCAGCATCAGAGCACTCAACTACGGCCCCAAGGGCCTGCGGGGCATTGTTGACCCACGGCTCGCGATAACTTGTGATCTTGATTTTCATTCTAGGTCTCCTGTGGAGAGGCCACCCCAGAAGGGATGGCCCGTTATTAGATCGCTAGGATCAGAGCGCGCCGTTGATGTCGGCGACGACGCCGTGAGCCTTGGAGCTATCGACCTGCAGGCCGTATTCCACGGCAATCAGGCGGCGCTCGGCGTGGCCGGTTTTAGCCAGCGGGGTCTGCGTGGTGCGCGAGAGGTAAGCGACCTTGGCGTAAGCCGGATCGATTACCAGAACGTCGCGTGCGCGGCTCCAGCGGCTCGGTACAATCGTCAACTGCCCAAAATCGCTGACATAAATATCAATCGCCGCCGACAAGGTCTTTGTCGCAGTCATGTCTTGATATTTGGTGGCCGAGCCGGTGAAGGCTGAGCTGATCTTCTGCTTGACCAAGGAACCACACAGAACCAGCGAAGGCTCAGCGCCGTTATTCCAGCATGATGCGATCACCGTCTTCAACATGTCCTCGGTGAGGGCACGAAGAGTGCCATCAGTGCCGATCGCATTGACGTAGCCAGTGGTTGTGCCAGATAGCGTCGGGTTAGTGCCAGAAACGCCTCGAGACACGTTGTCCTTCAAGAAGGCAGGCAAACCGGCAGTCGCGCGGGCAGTGCCTGCAGCGCCAGCATTGGCGGCCACGTTGTCGAGCAACATGGTTTCCATGTCGCGCTTCAGCTCTTTGAGCTTATACGCAATCTGCTTTGCCAAGGTTTGAGCATCGCCTGCGCCATTGACGGCGTCAGCTGTCGAGGACACTTCGACCACCTTGTCAGACAACTGCGTGTAGTTGCCCATGCGGTTCGTGTTGGTGGCTGCATCGTTGCCGGGGGCTGCTTCGCCTTCCAGAACGCGGTTGGAGCTGTCCGGGCTTGCCAGATCAACGGTGGCCCACTCAAAGTAGGTGTTGACCGCCGTCTTGGAGCCAACAGCCGAAAGGAAGGGGCTGTCGGTGGGCGAGATCGAGATCAGCGCGTCCTGAAGATCCTCGCGGATCGTCTTGACGTCGTAGGTTTTGTTCGTATTGGCGTTTACGGCCATGGTCTATCCTAACAGGAATTTCGCAACGTCATCGACGCTGCCGGTTGACTTCATCCGCGCGCGGTTCTTTTGGTCAGAAGTCCTGCTGCTGTCAGTTTCAGTCCGCTTTGCACCGGGCCGCACCATCGGGCGGTTTACCTGTGCCACCTTCTCCTGCATGGATGCCTTGCCAGCCATAAGCTGGCGGTAGCGCATCGCGTCATGCAGCACCTGGAGATGCCTGGCGTCCGATACCTGGTTCAGCTCGTCGGCTGAAAAGCCGTAGACCTGATTGCCTGTCTCGATCAGCTTTGCCTTGAGATCGCCTGCCTTCTTGGCGTCGGCGAAGTCAGGAATGCGCTGCGTCAGCAGCTGCGCCTGCTCGGACAAGTAAATGCCGTGCGCTTGCGCTTGCTGCTCTGACTGATGATACTGCAAATAGGCTTGGTGCTGGGCCAAGGCTTGGCTCTGCTCCATGTTGTCCCGGTAAGCGGCATCTTCTTCGAGGTATCGGATGGGGTCCGTCTTGAGGAGCTCTCGCGACGGGGGTTTTGCGGAAACATTCGCAGCAAATTGCTGCTGAACGACAGCAAGAGACTGAGCCAATTGGGCGCGCTCTTGTGTTAGTGCATGGTAAGTGGCTTCATTTTCCTTGCGGATCTCAGCCGTCTCTTGCATGCGCTTTTGGATGTAGCCTTGGCCTGCGAATGACCGCTTAAGGTCGTCGAGGGTAACCTCCTGCTCCTGACCGTCTACTTTGACGCGGTGCTTGGTTTGTGGTGCCTCTTCGCCGTCAGTCTCGTCGCCATTAGTTTCATCCGTATCAGCGGCTTCTTCACCGCTGTCGTCACCATCAGAAGCGTCATCTTCAGGTGCAGCATCGTCGGCTTGCGTTTCCGCGTCAGCCTCTGCCGCATCGTCCTTGGCGTTCTTTCGGCCATCATCTTCGTTAATGAAGAGTGAATTCGCGACGCTGTCGATATCGCCAGCGCTCAGATCTTGGTCAGGGGTCGTCATTGCGGTGCCACCTTGGTTTGACGCCGATCGAAGACCATGCCGTCATCGATGAAAGATGAAAGCCGAGCCTCAAGGGCATCGAGCGACCACATGATGTGGCGCGCTTCAGTTACTGCTTCGACGGGCCCGTGGCCGACGAAGACCTTCACCTGATCCTCTCGCAGCCCATCAATGGCGTCCCGGAACACCGGGTCAGCCAGAAGGTTGCGGGCCTGTGCGGCCTTGTTCCTGATATCCATCACATGCCACCCTGCGGGTTAGGCTGGCCCTGTGGGGGCTGCATCATGCCAGGCGGCATACGAGGGGCTGCCTGCTCGGCCTTGATGCGTGCGGTGTCTACCGTCGCGCCATAGCGGGCCACGATCTCTGCGGCCTGCAAGGCGAGATCCTGGGCCATCTTGTCGCGCTCGCGGTCATCGAGCTGCTGGGCCTTCATGGCCTCAAGCTGCACCTTTTGCAGCTCAGCCTGGCCGCGTGCCATAGCCTTCATCTGCTCGGCCTGTAGGTAGGCCGCAGATTGCGGGTCTTGTGGCGGGGGCTGGCCTGCAGCGGCCTGCTGCTGCTGTTGAGCGAGCTGCTGCTCCATTTGGGCATTCATCGGCTTGTAGTAGCGCTCGGAGGTGCGGATACCGGCATTGAAGAGGATGTCAGACAGCGTGTTGCGCAGCTCTGTCAGGCCAACCAGCGGGTTGCTGGGGCCATAGGTCTGCAGGATCTGCGTCTGGGTCTGCAGCGTGGCAATCAGCGCCTGCTGCTTCTCTTCTTCGCGCCCGGTGCCCAGGCCGATGTTAATCGACACATCCATCTCGGCGTTCCAAACGCGGGGATCGATCGGCACGAAGGTGTTAGTCAGGCGGGCCATCTCAGGCGCGCGGGCGTGCTTAATGGTCAGCCGCAACATCAGCCGGAACAGGCTGCGCATGCCGCCCTCGGCCAGATTGCGGGCCATCGTCTCGACCTGCCCTGCGGCTGCGTGGATTGTGGCAGTGACGGCAGCCTTGGTGGTGCTTTGGAGGGCGTCAGGGTCAAGGCCTTGAGATGCGCGCGTCACGCCTGTTTTCTCTTCGACGAGCATGTCGATGTATTGAAGTGCGGGCAGGGTCTGCCCTGCCACAAAGGGCACCGATAAATCCTGAATTTGGCCAACTTGGCGCATGCGGACAATGCCGCCGATCTCGTTATTCATCAGGTCCGAGACGTTCACCTGGCCCTCGACATAACCAATGCGCGGGCTGTTGGTCATCGTGACGTTGTCGAGGATGCCGCGCAGGGTCGCGGTGGCCGCGTCCTGCTCGTTCTTGATCAGGTCATAGATCGACCGGCCAAAGAAGGCGTGCGGCTCCGGGTCAATCTCGAAAATGGCGAAAGGGCTCTCGTCGCAGGGGCCATAGTCGAGAAGCTCGTAACCGACACCGCCAAGCAGAAAGCGGTGCAGGACGGGCACGCCGGTGCCGTCCACATCGACCCGCATATAGGCCTCGGTCAGCGTCACCTTCTTCATTGAAGGGTCGGCGGGGCTCTCGTCATTTGTGACGGTGGTCTTGCGCGGCAAGCGCGCCATGCGCTCTTGCTCGCTCAGATCGTTGCCGCCATCGTCGAAGCTGCCAAGGTCGGCCACATCGTCGAAGGCAAAGCCCATCTCAACCAAGTCGCCGACGCGCAGCTCAACACGCTGGCCGTGGATGTATGCCGTATGGACATCGCGGGCGCGGCTATCGACGAAGAACTCTTCAGGCGGCACGCTGTCCACCATGATCTGGCCATGCGTCTCTGTGCGGCTGATCTTGATATCATGCGCTGCAGCCATCGCTGGCTGGCCGTCAGGGCCAATCACCTGGTCCTGTGATTGCGAGTGCTCGATCACCTCGACGCCAGGCTCGTTGACGACAAGCATCAGCTCTTCGTCGGTCAGGTCGGTGAACGTGAAGATCTCAGCCTTGGACTTGTCTTCCCACCAGGCCTTGACGATGCCGGTCTTCTTGCGAAGGGCGTCGTCAAAGGCATCATTGAGAATGCGAAAACCACCAGCCTGCTCGAACTTCTTCTGAACATAGACCGTGGCCTGGGAAGCGCCCGCTACATCTTCGGGGCCGATCGGGATGAACTCGACGGGCTTTTCATGCGACAGAAAGATCCGCATGAGGCTCGGCTTGATCGCCCGGATGGTGTCGCGGATCTTGGTGGCGACGACCTTGGAGCGGCCCTCTTCCTCGCCAATATCCACGCCGCCATCG